CAGCGCCCGTGGGTAGGGCTGACTGCCAGCACAATATTGAACCTGATGCCCAGCAGCATCCCCGCCGACCACGATGGTGCACTGATGGAATTTGCCCGATCCATTGAAGCCAAGCTGAAGAAGAGCAACATATGAAGGAATCATTGACCGAAAAAGTCCTGATTGCTATAATGTTTATCGGGTTTGTGGTGGTTATCTGCTTGCTCCCTGACCTGTTTTAACGAATTGAAAGCGAATCGGTTACATCAAACAATACGGAGAGAGAAAATGGCAGAACGAATTTACATCGTCAACAGTGCCCAAGGCGCGCGACTAGTCAAAGCCAACCTGCGCCAGCAGGCCCTGAGTTACGTCGCCAACAGCACCTTCACGGTCCGAGTAGCGACTCAAGATGATCTGGTAACCCAGCTCACGGCCGGAGCCAAGATCGAGCAGTACAAGGCCGAGGACGGCGAGCAGCCCGGGGATTGATCCGGAGATCTATGTGACCTTCAGCCCGGATTGGACCGCATGGATCAAAACCAACACGGCCGCCGGTGTAAAGCCGGACGTCGTCTTCGGAATACTCCTGCGGCATGGCTTCGGGTACGAGTCAATACGGCAAGAGATCGGTTACACACCGAGCGTGCCGTTAGACAGGCTGCTGAACCCGCACAGAGCACCGCACGAGTTTCTGCCAAATTACACCCGCCAAGGGTTTCAGAAGTTCCCCGTGCCCAAGCCACTGTTTGACAAAATGTTGCGTTTTTACAACGAGAACAAAAACACTGAGAAAGATGAGCACGTCGAGGGTTTTATCTCGGGCGTGTCCTCGAGTAAACCAAGCACGACCATTGAGCTGCCGGACGCGCTCCGCAAAGAGATCCAAGACACCCTGAGCCCATTGGTGGCAACATGGAGCGACAAGGCCGTAGACCCAACCTACGTGTACGGCATTCGTGTGTACAAGGACAAGGCGGTGCTCAAGCCCCACCGGGACAGGATAGAGACCCACATCTTCGGTGCCATCATCAACATTGATCAGGACGTGCGCGAGGACTGGCCACTGATAATCGAGGACCACGCCTACGAGCCGCACCAGATCCTGATGACACCCGGCGAGATGGTCTTCTACGAGTCCGCCCGCCTGAAGCACGGCAGACCAGTACCGCTAGAGGGCAACGCCTTTGCCAATGTGTTCTGCCACTTTACACCAAGCGATTACAAATCACCAAGTATCAGGTACGATACGCCCAAATTAACGGACGAGGATTAAGGTCATGCCAGAAACCGCCGCAAAGCCATCAAAACGGGCTACAGCAGCCCAAAAGCCTAAAGCCAAGGGTAAGGTAGCCAAGCAGCCTGTCAGCGCTCCTCAGAGGACAAGCAAGTCAACCTACACCACACATATAGCTGACTTCATCTGCATCAGGCTGTCAGAGGGTGAGAGCTTGCAGGAAATTGTGAAGACTGAGGGAATGCCAGACAGGGCGACTGTGTACCGGTGGTTGCTGGAGCAGCCCTTGTTCTGCGACAAATACATACGCGCACGCGAAGAACAGGCCGACACGCTGGCCGACGAGATTATTGGTATCGCTGACGAGTCGCCCGAGACTGTGGAGGTGCTAAACAAGCACGGTGAGGTGATTGACATCAAGATTGACTCAGGGTACGTGGCCTACCAGAAACAGCGCATCGAGGCCCGCAAGTGGACGGCCATGAAGCTCAAGCCTAAAAAGTACGGCGACAAACTTGAGCTGGCCGGCGACCCCAACAATCCTATCAAGATTGAGGCGCAGGTGGAGGCCGACAACTTCCTCGCGACGATCATGAAGAACGCGGAGTTGAAACGGCAAGTCTCGGCTAATGAGTGACATCGCGGAGATCGTCTCGGACCCGGAGGTCCAGAGGCACCTAGCGGCTGCAAGCCCCGAGTACCGATTGGCGTGGGCGTGGAGGATGAGCTGGTTCGCTACCCAGCACAAGCACCAGATTTTGCCGCCCGGAGACTGGTGGTCCATCTGGCTGATGCTGGCTGGACGTGGAGCTGGCAAGACCCGCACGGCTGCCGAGCAGATAGCTTGGTGGGCTTATGAGCAGCCCGGCACCCGCTGGCTGGTAGCTGCACCTACCTCGGCTGACGTCCGGGGGACGTGCTTCGAGGGCGACTCCGGCCTGCTGGCGGTGATCCCCAAGTCATTGGTGGCTGACTACAACAAGACCGCGCACGAGCTTCGTCTGCACAACGGCAGTCTGATTAAGGGTATACCCGCATATGAGCCTGAGCGCTTCCGGGGTCCACAATTCCACGGGGGCTGGTGTATCCCACCAAATGCCATGATTGCGTTGCCAGATGGGAGCGAGATAGCAATTGAATTTGTGCGGCCCGGCGATTCGGTCATGACCCGTTATGGCCCTCGTAAAGTGGTGGCTTCTGGCGTATCTGGCAATCCCGCTGGCTTGGTATCAATCGATTGTGGTGAGGTAGTATTGACCACAACCGATGATCACCCCATACTTGTTGGTGACCAGTGGATTCCCGCTGGCAACATCAAGGCAGGGGATTTTGTATGGAGAGCGTCATTTACGACGGAGTCACTTGGCATAAAAGGCCAAGCGGGCATTACCAAAACAAGCGCCGAGGCTACTTCCACAGGTACATCTGGGAGCGGGCGCATGGCCCAATTCCGAAAGGCTTTGTTGTCCATCACGTCGATCACAACGTCAAAAACAACGACGTCTCAAATCTTGCTCTTATGTCAAAGTCGGACCATCAGAGACATCACAAGATGGGGACAACAAACAGCGAAGCTCAAAAGAACGCTGCTCGAAAAACTTTGGCCTCTTTGCGAACACCGAAGATTGGTCAATGCATTCAATGCAACAAAGAGTTTGTTTCACTATCAGCCAACAAGGTTGGCAGGTTCTGCTGTAGGCCGTGCTTGGACAGGTGGCGAGACAACCGCCAGTTTCCCAAACAAGTCACTTGCGTTAAGTGCGGGGGCGAGTACAAACAAATTCGAGAAAGCCATAAGCTCTGTTCAATCGGCTGTCGAAAAGCAGTGGCGCTTCAATCAAATCCCGGTAAGAAGCGTCGAACGGTTGCCCAACACGCTGACGTACAACCTGACAGTTGAGGGTGAGCACGAGTTCATAGCCAACGGCATTGTTGTCCACAATTGCGACGAGCTGGCGGCGTGGGACTATATACAAGAGGCGTGGGACCAGATTCAGTTCGGCATGCGGCTGGGCAAGCGCACCCGGATGATCTGCACCACCACGCCCCGCCCTAAAGACTTGATCATCGAGCTGATAGGCCGGGAGGGCAGCGATGTGGTGATGACCACCGCCTCGACCTACACCAATCTGGCCAACCTGTCGGAGAACTTCCGCAAGCAGATTTTGAGCTACGAGGGCACCACACTTGGCCGACAGGAGATCTACGCCGAGATTATTGACCCGGAGGAGGGTGGGATCGTCAAGCGGGACATGTTCAAGCTCTGGCCTGCCGGCCGGCCGTTCCCCAAGTTTGAGTACATCCTGCAGTCCTACGACGTTGCCACCAGCGAGAAGGCGCAGAACGACCCGACCGCCTGCATCACGTTTGGCTGCTTCAAGCCACAGGATGGCCCTATGGCGGCCATGGTGATTGACTGCTGGCAGGAGCGCATGATGTACCCCGACCTGCGGCCAAAGGTCATCGAGGAGTACGAGACCGTCTTCGGAGAGGGCAAGGACCGCAAGCGGGTTGACCTGCTGCTGATCGAGGACAAGAGCGCCGGGATCTCCCTGATCCAAGACCTCCAGCGTGCCCACCTGCCGGTCCGGGCCTACAACCCGGGCAGGGCGGACAAGATGCAGCGGCTGAACATTGTCAGCAACATCATTGCCCGGGGCCGGGTGTGGATCCCCGAGTCGGATCACCGCAAGGGCTACGTCAAGGACTGGGCCGAGGGCTTTGTCAGCCAGATCTGCTCGTTTCCCGAGACGACCCATGATGATTTGGTGGACGCATGTGTTGATAGCTTGACCCAAGTGCAGATGATTGTCGGCACGAAAGCGATCAAGGACGTGCAGGTGGGTGACATGGTGATGACCCCCGCCGGATCGAGGCGGGTGACTGCCGTGCATGACAACGGGCTTAAAGAAGTTTGGAGCGTCAACGGATTGCTGGCCACGGCAGAGCACCGGGTGATGACCCAAGACGGTTGGATGCGTGTTGACTGCTTGAGTCAATCAATCCATAATGTATACCTTTACAAGGATGCATCATGGCTTTCAAATCAAGTGGCGCTGTTGTCGAGTCGGTGGTCTTCAACGGTCGCAAGTACAACCGCTACCCTGAGAGCGATAACCCTGCGCACCGCCGATACTTTGCAAGGGCTGGCCACCGGCTTCACCGCGACGTCTGGAAGCACCACAACGGGCCAATCCCTGCGGGCATGCACGTCCACCACATTGACGGCAACACGGCCAACAACGACATCGGCAACTTGGCCTGCGTCACCAGCAAGCAGCACTGGGACGAGCACCGGGCGCAGGCATCTGAGCGCAGCAGACGGCCAGAGCAACTTGAGCACCTCAGCCGGATCCGCGCAAGCTCCGCCGATTGGCACAGGTCAGACGAGGGCCGGGCATGGCACAGAGAGCACGCCAAGGCCTCTCTGGCAAAGACTTGGGGGAAGCCTAAGTCGTACTACCCGGCCCCTTACAAATGCATTTGGTGCGGCTTTGACGGTATTGCCAAAGTTCCTGAGCGGAAGAAGTTTTGTTCACCCGCCTGCCAGAACTCCGAGTCAAAGCACCGCCTTGGTAAAACAAGTTACGAACACCCATACCATGCGTCATGTGTTCGATTTGACGGTGGAGGGTGAGCACTGCTACTACGCCAACGGGATGCTGGTCCACAACTGCACGCAGGCCCTGCGTTACCTGCGGGATGCCGGGTGGCTGGACATTGACCCGCCCCCTGACGACGCATGGGACGAGGACGACTATGTTGACAGTGGCAAACAAAAACGGGTCAACCCCTATGCATCCTGATAAATCTGTGGTACAGTGGGGCTGTTGCCGTAGGAAGCGACCGACTGAAGCCGTTTACTCATGCCTCTTCCACCTGATGGTGGTTCCTACAGGGGGCAGTAGTAAACGGCTTTTTTGTTTCTACGGCAGCCGTACTCCGCACGATAGCAAGCACCTCACTCGTGGTGGCGCGGAAGAGAAGCGAACACGGTATGCCGCAAGGCTAGGGGGCAGTTCCCGAATAATCCGTGCGGCTGGTCACATCATCAAGCCGAGGGGTAGACGGTGCCCAACCCGTCACATGATGATCCTGCTTGACAGGGGTGAAGCACCTTCCCTCTCTGCTCCTTCTTGGGGTAGGGGGGTCTTTGGGTGAAATTTAATGAATCCCGGGGATTTGATGTACCTGCTCAATCCACTAAAAAACAAGTCGGCCGCTCATTACTGGGACGGCCAAGACACGCTTTGCCGAATGTTCAGCACTGGCGGCTTAACCAAGCGCAAGCAGAAGATCTTCAACGACCCGATGGGCAAGCCCATTTGCTTGATGTGCCTAAACGCCCAACAAAAGGCCACCATGCAACCTGAACCAAAGGTCGAAACTTGCTCTAACCGGTTTGAACTAATCAGCCGATGGGGGCAACCTGTGGATAAGGTCTGGGCTCATGATATGCTTGAGCGTTGGCTAAATCAGCGATTGGACGTGTTTGCGCCCAACGTTTATGATGACGGTATTCCCGCGAAAGGCCCTGAGCATGAATAGCAAGCCCCTGCCCAAGATCCAGTCATTCCTCAAAGAACTGAAGCGTAAAAACTCGGCTGAGTCAAACGGCAAGAAGCAAACCTTCCAAGAGTGGTCGATGGCCGGGGGCGGAGTGCCGACGCAGTACAAGGGCCGTGAGCATGTCTGGCACGCCAAGGTGGACAAGTTTGCTGCTGGCGGTGAGGTCAAGATGGCCGGCGGTGGAGATCCCCTAGACCAGTTCAGCCCCCCGCGCTACCGATCGGCCGGGCGCAGGCCGGAGAGCCAGAACGACCGCCGGGCTGCCGCCAACATGCCGATGGACCTTGCCCGTGGCGTGGTGTCCGGCATCGGCGGAGCGCCCGGCGACATCGAGTCGCTAATCCGCATGTTGCCCGGCTTGGACGAAAATACCGTGCTCCCAACGTCCGAGGACATTGAGAAGCGACTGCCGTTCAAGTCTGACACGCCTGCCGGGCGAGCAGCGTCTGGGCTAGGGACACTAGCCGGAGGCTTCTACATGGGCCCCGGAGCGCCCATACGGCTCGTTGGTGGCCTACCGCAGGCCGTGTACAAGGCCGGGAAAGACTTTGGACGGGCTGCTGGCCAGCCTGTTGCCAATGTAGTGCCGCCCAAGGCCGGCAAGAAGGTTCTAGGCGCGGCCGACGAGGTGCCCAAGGGGGTAGAGCCTATCGTGGTGCGAACGCCTGAAGAGCGGGCCGTTATGGAAAAGTTTGGCCAGAAGCAGGAGCAGGAAGCCGCCCGCAAAAAGAAAGTGGAAAAAGCCGATAAGGCGGCCAAAGAGAACGCTGGTAATGCCCCTGAAGAATCTGGCAAACCGCCAAAGTCAACCGGCAAGCGCGTTGCCGTGACTCCTGACTACTACCGAAAGATGGCCAATGACTTGGGCGACGAAGCGGTGCTCAGGTCCGCCCGCGCAGGCAAGCACCTCAAACCTACTGACGCCGGCTACATCGGCGCACCCCGTACAGTGACCAGCCCTCAAGGCTTGGGCGCAATGCGTAAGGGAATGGACACTGACTTTGCCGACGCTGTTGAGGCCGTCCGCCTTGCTGACCCCGAGCGCCTTGGGACATGGTACGACCGAGCCAAACAGGGTATTGCTGAAAGCACCGAGCCTTACCAATTGCCCCGATCGCTCGAGCAGCATGCTGTTTACTCGGCAGGAGTCAGTCCAGAATCCGAGCTGACATTTGCGCTCAAACACTTAAATAGTCGCGTTGCCGGGGAGCCGGGCATGGCCTACCGTGGCGCTGGCATGCGCAACCTTGATGAAGCAGTGGCCGAGAGCCGACCAGCAAATTTGGGTTTTAAGATTGGCGAGTACGGTGAAAAAAATGACCCTCGTGTTCCAAACACTGGCCTGTTTGGCGTCAACGACTTCCGCCGTGCCCAAGGAATGGGCTACACCGATCCTCAGGGCAACCCGTGGAAAGCTGGCGTCTCCGACACCATGCACCCGTTTATGGACGCCGAGACAGCGTTGCAAGTCGACCGCGCCAACACGGCAGGCACCGGCGGCCGTTCCGATTGGCAAGGACCGCACATTCAAGAGGTGCCGTGGGTTTACGGTAAAGGTCAAGATCTGCACGGCCGTGGTCTAAAGGGTCGCTATGCCGGTGACGAGCTGGAGGGCATCAAGATGGCCCTGCGCGATGCCAACAACACGGCACGCGACTATTTTTACAAGCACACCGGGTCGGCCACGCACGAGGCGATCCCCGGGGCCAGCACCGGACACGTCCCGCAAATGATTGACGCTCCGTATGAGCAAAAGGTAGCCTACGGCAATATTGGCCGATGGGACATGCCAGCTCCGGAATACGCTTTGAGCGACATGGGAACTGTCGGTGCCGGGAACAGAGACGCAATTTACAGTGCGTTAGGCTATCGGCAATTGCCAACTCTTGAAGCATCTGGGGCTTATTTCCCGGAGGGTGCCAAGATTGCCGAGCACCAGCCCGTCAAGATTGCTCGACCGTTGTTGGACTTCCCAACGGGCGGCGGTGGGTTGGTGGCCGAGCCAACCCGGCATACCATGGAATTTGGAGAGAGGTTCCGCGCATTGAATGATGCGCAAGAAGCGTTTGGCTTTAATTTGCCAAACACCATGGCCGACGTTAAAGGCAAAAACTCGTTGGTGCTAGACACCAGAGGGGCAAACCCAAAATATTTGGACGAGCCCCACACTGGCGTAATGCCAAACGAGACGCAAATGGGTGCCTTGACGCAAGCGCTGGGAGACGTTGGCTATGGCGTTGCGCCAACAAGCCGTGGAGCAACCGTGTTTCCGTTTGACCCCAAAGCAACTGCGGCAGATGCAAGAAAGCTGATGAAAGAAAAAGGTAGCGAGTTGCAAAAAATTTACCCGTCCGAGATGGAGCCATCGCTTAATACTTCTGGCTACGGGCCGGGTGTAGGCGTGTACACCCCGGAAGGTTTCAGGGCCAGCGAGCCATTTAGCGGCCAAGCAACAATGGGTCTCCTCAAGGAGGCGTCGTACCTGCCTCCTGAAGTGGCTCTCAACTTAGGCGAGTCTGAGAACGTGAGGAGCGCCATTCGGGCTAAGATGAATCGTGACGCAGCGCTGCCTAACGCTCGAGCCGACATTCAAGAAACCCGACGATTCTTTAGTGATGCTGACTGGCCAAAAGCAGTCGAGCTTATACGCCAAGGTTACACCCCTGCTGCGGCTCTGGCTGCGCTTGGCTACTCTGCGTCTAGCATGGCCGAAGACCGCCGTTGACCGTTGCGCCTATACCATGCCTCTGCACCAAACGATTGCTTCCTACGTTCTGCCATTTCGGTCTTGGACAGGGCTGGTTGCTCAAGCGCGTAAACACGAGCCAACAACGCCTCCATCAACTCAGCGCACTCATCAAAGTAGCTGCCCGGGTCAACACCCTTTAAAAACTCAATTGCTTGATCGTATTTGTCCATTTGCGCTCTCCATGCGTGTAACGTGGAATTAAATCGTAGCACAAGGAACCAATCATGGCAACCCAATTCCCTATAGACCCAGAATTCAATCGTTTCATTGGCAGCAACCCGTCCCAAGACAACGAGGCTGGGGATGAAGAGGAGCAGCAGCTTGTTGACATGCCTGAGATGGACGATGCCGAGCTAGAGGAGCTGCCAGACGGTAGCGTGGTGGTCACGCTGGACACCAAGGGGCCCATGGAGGACGAGGACTTCTACCAGAACCTGTCTGACAGCGACCTAATCCAAGACATTGACCTTGGCGCTATGGCCCTGCGCTACATTGAGTTGGTTGAGAAGGACAAGGACGCCCGCAAGCAACGCGACAAGCAGTACGAAGAGGGCATCAAGCGTACCGGCATGGGCAACGATGCGCCCGGCGGGGCCAACTTCAATGGCGCGTCCAAGGTTGTTCACCCCGTGATGGCCGAGACCTGCATTGACTTTGCTGCCCGGGCCATCAAGGAGATGTTCCCGCCTGACGGCCCGACCAAAACCAAGATCTTGGGCGACGTTGACGAGGAGAAAACCGCAATCGCCGAGCGCAAGCGCGATTTCATGAACTGGCAGTTGACGGAACAGATAGAAGAGTTCCGCGACGAGCAAGAGCAAATGCTGACCCAGCTCCCTCTTGGCGGCTCGCAGTACCTAAAACTCTGGTACGACGAGAAGAAACGTCGACCTTGCGCCCAATTCTTGCCCATTGACAACGTCCTACTGCCCTACGCCGCCGGCAACTTCTACACGGCCGAGCGGTTTACCGAGGTAGATGACATCTCCGACTGGGACTACAAGCGCCGCATCAACTCCGGCCTGTACCGCGAGACCTCAATGACCCGTGCCACTATGGACCCGGAGATGACCGGGTCGCAGAAGGCTACAAACAAGGTTGAGGGCAAGTCCCAGAACGACAACGAGGACGCCGTGCGCCGGGTGTACCACATCTACACATGGCTGGAACTAGACGACGACCCCGTTACCAAGGGCGAGATGGCCCCGTACATTCTGATGATCGACGACCTCTCTACGGAAGTCATCGGCCTGTACCGCAACTGGGAGGAGGGTGACAACACCTACACCAAACTGGACTGGGTTATTGAGTTTAAGTTCATCCCATGGCGTGGCGCATACGCCGTTGGCCTGCCACAGCTCATTGGAGGCCTCTCAGCGGCCCTTACAGGCTCTCTGCGAGCCTTGCTGGACTCTGCCCACATCAACAACGCTGCGACGCTCCTGAAGCTCAAGGGCGGCAAGATCTCTGGCCAGTCCCAAGAGATTGAAGTCACGCAGGTTGTAGAGATTGAGGGTGCCCCGGGCGTGGATGACGTGCGCAAAATGGCTATGCCCATGCCGTTCAACCCGCCATCGCCCGTGCTTTTTGAACTTTTGGGCTGGTTGACCAACGCCGCCAAGGGTGTTGTAACCACGGCAGAGGAAAAAATTGCTGATGTCAACAGCAACACCCCGGTTGGCACCACGCAAGCGTTGATTGAACAGGGCGCGGTTGTTTTTAGCTCTATCCATGCCCGTTTGCACGAGTCTCAGGCTCGCGTTCTCAAGATTCTAAGCCGAATAAACCGCTGGTATCTGAACGACATGCAGCGCGGCGAGGTTGTGGAGGATTTAGATGTCAAACGCGAGGATTTTGCCCGCGTGACCGACGTTATTCCGGTGTCTGACCCCCACATCTTCAGTGAAACTCAGCGGATGGCCCAAACCCAAGCGGTTATGGCCATCATGAAGGACAACCCTGAGCTGTTCAACAAGAAAGTGGTGATCCAGCGTTTCCTGAAGCAGATAAAAGTGCCCGGGATCAACGAAATCATGGTTGACGTGCCGTCGCCGGTCAAAATGGACTCAGCCAACGAGAACGTCGCCATGGCAATCGGTCAAGGTGCCTACGCCTACCCCGAGCAGGACCATCTTGGCCACATTCAAGCCCACTTGGACTTTGCCAAGAGCCCAATCTTCGGCGGCAACCCTATTATTGCGCCGACATACCTGCCCAAGGCGGTCGAGCACATCAAGCAGCACATTGTGCTCTGGTATTTGAGCCGCATGACGGGCTACGTTCAGAAGGCCATGGGCCAAAAACTGCAAGACTACGACTTGCAAAAGGACCCCAAGGCGGTGGACAAGCTGTTTGCCTTGGCCTCGCAGCACGTTGAGATGGACGCCGACGAGACGCTCAAGGGCATCATGCCAATCATCCAGCAGTTGGTGCAGAACCTGCAAAAGTTCAAACCGCAGCCACAGATGACACCGGACACCAAGGTGCTGCTAGACACCAGCATGGCCGAGACCCAGCGCCGGGCCAAGCGCGACGAGGCAGAGATGGGCCTCAAGGACAAGGCTCTGGCGGCCAAGATTGAAATTGACATGGCCAAGCTGCAGCAAGACCAAAAGGAAGCCATGGAGGACCTGCAACTCAAGCTGGCCATTGCTATTGGCGACCGAGACATGAAAGAACGCATCGAAACAGCCCGCTTAACACGCGATGCGGCGAAGCTCAATTTTGAGCAAGTCAAGGCTGAACCAACCCAAGGAGTTAACTATGGCAACCAGTGATCAGGAACAAAAGAGCGTGCAGGTCCCCCAGCACAAACGCATGGCTA